TAACTGTTACTGAACCTGTTGATGCAACAGTTCAAACAGTTACTGGTACGCCTGATAATGATTTTATTGATTCTTGGATTGAAGTTTGGCAAGGTGCTACTAGGCTTGTCTATAATGATGATGGTGCACATAGTGCTACAAATGTTTTAGCATCTATTATAACGATGCCATTACAAATTGGTGAATATTTTATTCGTGCAACATCTTATGCTTACAGATGTTGTAATGCTTTACCTACTGGTAATTATTTGTTATCTACTAATTTACTAGTAGTAACGCCAAGCCCAACACCAACAAGCACCCAACCGACAGTATCCCCAGAACCATCGCCAACTGAGAGTCAGTCATCTAGTCCAACCCCAATTCCGACTTCATCACCGACAGACGCTGTTGAATCTCCACAGCCTTCTTCTCCTTCTCCGTCACCGTCTGATACTCCTTATCCAACATCATATCCAGAGGTTCCAGAACCTCCAGTTCAAGAGCCATCCGAGCCAGACCCTGTAGTTTTAGAAGAGTCTTTAGAGCCTGAGCCATCTCCGTCTCAAGATGTTCAAGATATTTTAGAAGAACTTGTTGATTTGTCACCTAGCGTTTTCCCTTCTTACGAGCCTTCTTTGGACGAGGAGAATCAAGTTCAGCCATCACTCTTTCTAGAGTCCGTCTCATTCTTAGGCGTTGATATAGAATTACCGCCGCTTCTTTCAGAAGCAGTGCAGCAAGTATCTGAATCCATAAGTAGTTCATTAGAAACTATCTCCAATCTTGGTTCCGAGTTCACACCTGAAGAGCGTGAACAAGCCCAGCAAGTAGTGCTGGGTGCTGTTATTGTAACACAACTATCGTCCTTAAGGAGAACGAAGTAATGAAATTTTTTAAAGTCATCTTGAAATATCTTGATGCTTGGGCTGGTGAAGCCTTGACTCTTGTTGGTTTGGCTATTGCTTGGATAGTTCTTCCTCCTGGTAATACTAGAAACATTGTGGGCATCTGTTGTCTCGGTGCTTTCGGTATGTGGACACTGTTTAAGGTGACCCTAGAGACCGATAAAGACGAGGATTAAGGGCAAATTTAGCCACTTTTAGGCAGGTATGGTAGGTAACTATCATCCCTGCCTCTTTTTTCATTTCTGGACTTCTTTCTTATGTTTGAAATCATTATCAAAATATGGCATCTTGCCACCAAGTTTTTTAATAATAGCATCAATAGCCCTAGTAACTCTCATCCTAGCATTCTCACTACTTAAACCTAAAGCGTTACCTAAATCTTTAGAGTTACGTCCATGAAGAAACCATTGTAATAATATTTCTTGATGATGAACACTGATACGTTCAAATGCACTGGACACATCTGCTTGCATAGCCATAAGAGTGCCACCTTCACTAGGTGCAAATGTTTTCCTATCACCATTAACATCAGAGAACACTGGCTGTGACCAGTCACCAGTAATAACTGATGGGAGAAGTTCTTCAATCACATCACGATGATAATATGATAAATCTGTTACCTCGTAACCAATTGTTTTTGCTTTCTCTTTCTGACAGAAATCGTGTGCACGATTATGTAAAGACCTGTTAACAAGTTTAGTTGCAAGTTTTTGGTCATCCATTTTAGACCATTCTTCAACCTTGTTAGGATGTTCAAGGAACCACAACCATAACTCTTGAATGATATCTTCTTGTGGAATCATAGGATAATCTTTATGTTTAGAATAAGAAACATTCTTAACTAAAGCACTATATTCTGTTATATAATCTACCATTTGTATACTTCACCTTCTACAACAAACGTGTTACCTATCATAGGTACAGGTACTGGTGTTACTTTACCTCTATCAATATAAAGTAAACCAAATCCACTTTGCCAGTTCGCACTACCACCTTTAAGATAGGTTGCTTGTTTTAAATCCATAATGTTTCCAACTTCAAAACCATACAGGCTTGAAGTGTATCTACCATTGAATGATGTGTTGGTGTGTATTAATCCTTGCTTATGTGTATGTCCACAAACTACTGACATACCAATCTTTTTAGCAAGAGCCATTGCTGTACCACCAGCATATCTAGATGTTGAACCTTCATCACCATGACCCATCACCCAACCTGGAGCAAACTCCCAAAGTTTATTGTGGTAAGTAATTTGTAGTTCACGATAACCTAAAAGTTTTTCATACTTTAAATCTCTAAGTGTTGCTAACGCTGGAGCATCGCGTTCAATATATCTTTGTATTCTATCACCATGATTACTTCTCATAAGATGAAAAGGATTATCACCTATTACTTTACGAAACTTACCCATGATAGAAGTAGTTTCATCAAGGTCACGTTGCAGATTAGAATGTTCAGCAACATATCCTTTAGACCATCTTGCTGGTGCTAAACAATCAGCCTCATCACCAACACAAAACAATTCATCAGGTTGATAATCTTTAACAAACTTTATTACTGCATTAATTGCTGGCTTATTATGCAAGGGTATTTGCATATCAGATAAAACTACTATGCGTTTCATTCAACGCCTTCCCATTGTTTATCTAGTACCATCATTGCGATGATAGCGTAGTTTGCTATATCCATAAACGAGTCACGTAATGATTCATTTTCTGGAGTTGCACCTGTTTCAATGAGGTTATTTATTCGTGCAAGTTTATCAAACATTCTTACACGTAACCCATTCAACGGACCACCTGGTGCCAGAGATATATTCTTTGGTCCATAATCTTTTTGTTTCTTAATTAATAGTTCTGCTAAACAGTCAGTGTGGTTGTATACTATTGTTGAGAATCTGATTTCTTCTTCACCGTTCATGCTGCAACCTTTCCTTTAAACCATTCAGAACCATCTTTAATAAATAAACTATTAACATCCTCACCATCAGGAATATTTACAGGTATAACACCTGCTACTTTTCTTGCTAAGTCTTTAGCAAAATCACGACCTGCTGTGTCACCATCAGCGAACACATAGATTCTGTCAAAGTCTGAAAGAATCTTGTAGTGGTGTGATTTAATATTTTTTACACCAGGAATACCAAGAGCAGGATAACCTAGTTTAGAAAGTGTTATAGTATCTATCTCACCTTCACATAAACATATCCAATCAGTTGCTTTGAAGTATGCTTCAACATTATATAATCTTGTTTCAGAACCAGGTAGTCCTAAATATTTTGGTTCAGAATAATCTATAGCACGGAAACGAATATCAACAACACCTGCTCTAGTTAGATACGGTATCGCTAACCTGTTCTGATATGCCTCGTGACCTACGAGTGGTTGGTCTACCACTCCCAGACGAAACTTCTCTGCGTCTTCCAATGATAGTCCCCTCTTGGCCAGATACTCTTCTGCTAAGTTGATTGACTTTTGGTAGTGCAATGTCGCTTGTTCCAACAATTTCTTCTGCTCTTGATTTTGCTTCACGAAAACCAATCCCTTCTTGTTCCATAATAATTTTGTACAAATCTCCTTTAATGCTACACGCAAAACAGGAAAACGCATTAACCTCTGTGTTCACTGTTGCTGAGGCGTGACGGTCAGAATGAAAAGGACATTTCATACTACGCCAACCTCTACCTGATGGAACTTTTATAGCCCCATAAAGCATCAACACTTTAGCGATAGGTGAATCAGACATCTAACTCCCTAATCAAATCTAGAAACATATAGAATGGCATAGTTGCATACCATTCACCAACATCTAATGTACCACGTTTCTTATGTACAACTGCACCAGTTACAGCGAAAGCGTTTTCAACTTCAACTTCTAACTCTTTAACCCAACCAGCAAGGTCCATCTTCTTATGGTCTTTAACTTCAAAAACAACATCATCAACACCTGAGATGTCACCTTTATCTAAGTTACCTTGTAATGCACGGCGTTCTGCTTTAGGGAAACCATTTTGTTTTAAGTATTTAACAACGGCTGTTTCTGCTGATGTTCCTTTTTGTTTACTAGGATTACTCATTTTATTCCTCTATACCAGCCACGAGTTTTCCTTAAAAACTTTAACTTCTGTTCTAACTCAGTCATAGATTTTAAATCATTAGTCATATCTATAACTTCTTTCCTAGATTTATTTGCCCACTTAGACCAAGCCTTAGCCCAGTTTGTTTCACGATTATCCATTCTTTACCTGCTTCTGTGTTATGAACGGTGGTGCTGTAAATATATTATTCTTTGCTGCAATTTGCATGGCATGTTTCCAAGTAGCACCAGCATGTAATGCACCTATTGCGTATGCTGAGCCACTACCTATTCCATAGATTCCATCTTCTCTCATAAGTACAGATAAAGAATCATCAACTTCAAATATTGTGCCACCTAATGCGATAAGGAAAATAAAATCTGCATCATTATTTTCTTTATCAGGTGCGTAACCATTAACTGCTAACGCTGTTCTCATTGATGGAACAACCATAGCAATCATGTAATGATATAGGTCTTTGTATGCAACAGATGTAGGTGTTGGTGGTACCCAATTGTGTTGGATAATGTCACAAGGTTGTGTTAATCCTGCACCAGCAATCAAATACTTACCACGCTTAGTTATCTTTGTAACATGAGGATGATAGTAAGTTCTACCATCATCATCTGTGATACGTGAATCAGCAACTAGAAGACAATAGTCTTTCTTCTGTAAACCTATTATCGTTGTCAAGGTTTCTCTCCTACATTTGATTCATTGTTACAGGTACAGTACCAGATAGATAAACAAATATAACATCTGCCATCTTCATTCCTCATGATTCTCTAGGGTCAGCAAGATACATGAACTCTGGATTGAATGATAAATATACTGGTTCGTTTCCTGCAGCGTTTGCTTTTCCGTAACGATTCTTAACTGAGGCAACGCCCATCATACCGTTAGGTGTTTGACCTATGGTACAAATCAGTGCTGGTAGTTGTGAAACTTTACCTTGTATCGCTGCTCTTGGTGGGCAAGGGTTACTATCAAATGCTTCACTTGTGTGATGAAGTATAAGTACTGCAGCATTAGTATCTCTTGCAAGAAACTTTACTTCTTTCATTGTTTGACGCATTGATGACCATTCTTCACCACCACCATCAGTTATATCTATAAGATTATCTAACACTATTAAGTGTGGATTTTCTCCATGTATTTCTTCAAATGAAAGTACTTCTTCATCTAAATCAGATAATGATGGGGCTGATTCGAATGACCAGAAGATGTGACTTGAACCTTTATTGATTACATCTCTAGCAAACTTTACATCTGATGATAAAAGTTTCTCTGCCTCATCTTGTGATTTACCTGTAAGCATTGAGAATAAACGCATACTCATAGTGTGTGCACCTGTATCTGCTGACACATACAATGTTGGAACTTTCATCCAAGTTGCTAACGCTAAAGCAAGTGTTGATTTACCAGCACCAGGGGCACCAGCAAACATACTGACTTCGCTACGGCGTAAAACAATTTGGGAATATTCGAATGTTCTGAATACAGGTGGCAATGGTTCGCCACCTGATTCATTTTTACCAATTGTTCTGGTAAGTGTTCTCACTTATGAAACCCAACCAACTTCGCCACGTTTAATCCACATAGGTTGGCATTGGTCTGGTGTTCCTTTAGCAGATGGACACATCCATGCTTGCCAAGGACCTTTAGCACCAACACCACTCTTGTGTTTCTTTGGGCCGTGATGACAGGTAGGTGCAGGATATGAACCAACTGTTGATGGTGGTGCCACAGGACCACTACCAATGTTAGGTTCAGTTACCACACTTGTTG